AGATTCGTAGTCACGGATATCGAAGCTGTCAGGGTAGCTAATCTCTACCTCATGCAAGTCATGCCCCTGCCATGTGCACCACAACTGCCATAACTGTTCTTCGGCTAGCTCTAAGATGTCAGCCTTCTCAGAAAGCTTGGCGTTGAGCATCTGGAACTCTGTTTGCATTGCCACGCCTGACTGCGTTATTGCCTCTGTGCCACGTACTGCACCCATGTGCGACATGCGGTTGATAGCGTCAATCTTGTCAGTGATAGAGGCACGGATAGCATCAAGGTTAGCGCCGCTTGGTTGCATCTGGTACGGCTTGAGTGCGCCGTCCATGTCGTCACTGATATTGATTACAGCACCCGCACCTGCACTCGCATCGGTGTCGTAAGTCTTAACCAGCGTTGGGTGGTTAGAGATACGGATAAGCTGCTCAATCTCTGACAGCTCCTGATAGATAGCCTGTTGCATGTAGGCCACGTCGCTAATATCACTGATGCCGATGCCACGTACCACTGAGCGGTTAGACGGTAAGTGCACTGCGGGAACCTTGCCGATAGGGTTGTCAATGGTCTCGACCACCTGCGCCTCGTCACCGTGGTAGCGAACAAGCTGTATCGTTTCTCGAGTCCAGATACGGAAATACGTTTCGGTCGTTGTGCCGTCAATGCGGTTTACTGACTCCCGTACCTTCATGTAAGTCAGCTCATGGCGACCACTAGGCATTCGCTCGTACTTCCAGTCGTAGACGTTCTCGGGCGTGATTAGCGTGACGTAAGGACGTATCTCTTGCGCTAGTTCTTCTGCCCGTGTGCCTGCTGTTGACTGTGGCTTATCAAGCATGAGCCAGACGTGGCCGTAGACACTCGACCATATCTGCGCCTCACGCATAAAGCTGTTAAAGCTCTGCCCGTCAAGGTTGCTGTCCTTAAGAAACGCCTCAAGGTCTGCGCTGCCTTCCATCTGCTGATAGTTGCGGGTAGGTGGTACGCGCCACAAAAACGAGCTGTAGACGTGAACGACGTTTCGGCAATGGTTGTCTAGCGGAGTAAGTGCCAGGCGTCGGTTATATGCGTTCTTGTCTTCGTTGAGGTAGCTGGTCAGATACGAGCCATCGCGATAGTCTTGCCCGCCCATGTAACTACGCAGATAGAACTCCCATCGGTCTACGTTGTTCTCATAATCGGGGTGTTGGTACTCGATATCTTCGTAATACATTTACGTCCACCTCTGCGGGGATTGCGGCGCGTTCGCCTTTCTAATTGGGAATAGATACTCCACCGCATAGCCAAGTGCATCGTTCATGTGGTCAAAGCCGTCTTTCTCAGGCTGGCTTGTACCCTCTTTGTAGGTGTGGCGTTCCAATGACTCAATCACCTTCTTGCACTTAGGGTCAACGTATAAACGTCGGACGCCATCGTTAGACAGTAGCCGACTATTTACCGCGTTTATCCTGTCCCTTACTGCCGCATGTGAGTTTCGGACGCGTACCTCGAAACCCGCGTTTTGCAATATGGACAAGTCTGTCCTTCCACCTGCGCTTGTCTTACGTTGACGAGACGCAGGGTCAGGGTATATCACTATTGTACCATTTCCGTAGCGTTCGCGAAGCTCTGCAACCATCTCATCAGTGTTGCTACCAAACATGACGATTTCATCGAATACGTGGAGCGTGTCGCCCTTGCGCGTCATTAGCACGGCACTCATCGGGTCGAGGTTGAAGTCCATGCCTACGTGTATGACACCGATATCGTCGGTATGTCTTGCAACTGATTCTTCTCGCTTGAATCCGTAGTAGATGATTCCGCTGTAGTTGACGAAGGCTGCGCAGTATTCTTGCTGGAAAGTTCTCTCGTCCAGGTCGGCTTTAGCTGACTCAATTTCTGTCGGTGCAACATTTCCGCCTTCAATCGTGGTGTATTGATGTGAACTCCATCCGTCATCGCCGTCTAATCCTTTGCCGTATAAATCATAAAAGTGGTTCCTTCCCTTTGGCGTCCCAATGAAGACGGCAGAGCCGCCCCTGTCGCTAAGTGAGGGTCTAAGCACCTCGTACCACGCTTGTGGTCGCATATCGGCAAACTCATCAAGAACGACAAAGTCTAGCGAGCGCCCCCGTAGATTGTCAGGCTTCTCAGCGCCTTTGAGCGATATGGTTGAGCCGTTTAGTAGGCTAAGGGTCAGGGCAGTCTCGTTGGTCTTCGATATATACGCAGGCGGTATCTGACTAATAAGCATTTCCCACGCTATTTCCTTTGCAGCCTTGTACGTTGGAGCCACATACCAAACGTGCTGGTCTTTTTGTTGTAGCGCCTTAGCTAATAGCTCTGCCGTGCTGAGGAATGTCTTGCCGAAACGCCTACCCGCTACGACTACCCGAAACCGTGTGCCGTCGTCGAATATCTCAGTCTGCGGCTTCGTCAATATCATCGCGTGTCAGCTTAATAACGACGGGCGGCAAGTCTTGCGCTTCTGGCTGTGTCTCTTTCCAGCCTGCCTGTGTTTTTAGGTAAAAAATAGCCGCCGCCGTATTGCCCGACTTGGCCTGGCTGATGAGGTTTGAGCCAATGCCCGCGATGGCTTTGGCCTGTCCCTTTTTATAGTGTTCGGAAAGGCGGTCGTCACGCTTACGCATTTCGTAAAACGTCGTGCGTGATATGCCAAAGTAGTCAGCTATTTGGTCTGTGTTAAGTACAGCCGCAAGGGTTTCTACCTCACGCAGTTGGTCATCGTCTAATACCTTAGCAGGGCGACCCGTCTTACTCATTAAAGGCTTCCCCTGTATCTGCGTGTACAGCCTTCTTGCCTGTGTAATCCTGCCAGCGTTTTATAATCACGTCGCAGTATTTAGGGTCAAGCTCCATCATATAGCAGTTACGATTAGTTTTCTCACAGGCAATCAAGGTCGAGCCACTACCGCCAAACAAGTCTAAAATTTTATAACCGACGCGTGTGGTTTTATCTATGGCCTCTTCTGCTAACGCCACTGGTTTTTGAGTTGGATGAGCATATTCAGACGCACTATCTTTCCCCACCTTCCACACAGAGCCAATGCGCTTTCCTGTCAGCTCGGCTCCGCGATTCCAAACTAAAGCGGTTTCGTAGTCGCTCGAAAAAGTTTTTTTTAAGTCGCCAATGCCACCTCCACCCTTGAACCAAATAATTTGATTAGTTGGATATCCTAACGAAGCAAACTGCTCAATCCACAGTGTCAGCACTTTCCAGCTCGTCCATACAAAAACCCAGCCAGTCGAGGCGGCCTCAATAACAGGCGCTATATCTAAAATTACGTCATCGTTTTTGAGCACGTCAAATTTTTGCGTTTTAGTGCGCATATTAGACTGGTAAGCAACACCATACGGCGGGTCAGTAAACACCATGTCAGCGCGAGCGCCGTCCATCAAATTATCTACAGCGTCAATGCTTGTACTATCCCCACACATAATCCGATGATTTCCTAGCACCCAGATATCGCCCTCTACCGTTACAGGCGTCTCAGGTACGTCAGGTACGTCATCCTCGTCTGTGAGTCCCTCTACCTGCTCAGGCTCTAGCAGTTGCGCAAGCTCATCAGAGTCAAAGCCGATTAGGTCGAGGTTGAAGTCTAGCTCCTGTAAGCGTTTTAGCTCTGCCGTCAGTGCTTCAGTATCCCAGCCAGCATTTAGTGCCAGCTTGTTATCGGCAATCACGTAGGCTTTCTTTTGCGCCTCTGTAAGCCCCTTAAGGGTAATCGTCGGCACCTCGGTAAGGTTTAAACGCTTCGCTGCCATAAGACGACCATGCCCCGCAATAATGCCTGCGACGTCGTCAATAAGTATGGGGTTGGTGAAGCCGAACTCTTTAATGCTTGCGGCTATCTGCGCCACCTGGTCATCAGAGTGAGTTCGGGAGTTCATTGCATACGGCAACAGGTCAGCCGTTGATAAATAGTCGATTGATAGACTCATATTTTATAAAGGTGACGGTAAGCCTTCGGCCCAATAGAGGCCATGTGTTTGCCCGTCTCTTACTTCTCCGCGTTTGATGTCTTGGTCTGACATGGGGTATGTCTCCACTGCCCCGTCGTCAAATGCGACGAGGTAAGTGCCTTCATTCCTTGGCATACTGCCCTGTACTACGGGCCGCCAGTCTATAGTTACCGTTTGCAACATATAGTGTTCCCCCGCGCATATTATACCAATATATGCGATTAGCGTGCGGACAATAAATAACGCCTATTTATTTGGGGCAAAAAAAAGCCCGCTAGGTGCGGGCAATGCGTCTCTACGCTGGAAATTTGTACCTGACTATTTCTAGTGGTGGCTCGTCGTTGTCCTTGAGTGGCACTATGCTGTAGTCGAATAGTATAGCCATGTCCTCCCTGTGTCGGTTAGCCATTGCGTGTGCTGCTTTGACTGCAATGATGGTGTCCTCAATCTCGTCGCTGTCCATCTGTGCAAGCCGTTTCGTAAATCCCTCTAAAGTCAGGATGGCCGTCCCTACCATTTGTTTGCCCCCATAAGTCTACAAATTCGCAGTAAATGTCCTGTTGCGCTACCGCATCGTCGTAATCACTGCGCCCTACTATCCCCAGAATGAACACCAATAAAATCATGCCCACTAGAATTACTGCATAAGCGTCCGTTGATAATTCCTTCATACAAACCCCTCACTTTTGGATTATTGCGTAGCTTCTCTAGTGCTACGGTTTCTATTTGCTTTACCCTTTGACGTGATATGCCCATGACTGCGGCAACCTCTGTCAGTGTCATTTGCTCTGAATGCTTGCTCATTTGCCCCCCAGCTAAGGCCGTTAGAATCGGCCATAAGTTGCAAGCGAATCACGTTGCATTTCAAGTCGGTGCCACTCGTCATGTAGCTCGTCGCGCAATTCTGCAATGTATGCCCGTTTCGCTATGTCTGCCTTAGACACTACATTGTTAAGAAACTCGCGCAATTCTGCCTTGGCTTGCTTGGCATTGGTTATAGACTTATCGCAGGCCCAAACTTCTTGGCCCCAATACTCGTTAACGTAGCCGTCTTTTAGGCCAACTTCCCAGCACTCGCTGTTTGACTCAGCAAACGCAACAACCGCTTGGTGCTTTCTTGATATCCAGTTTTTCATAGCATTGATTCCTCATATCAGTGACTATGGGTACTAATCTACAAGCTACTTTTATCCCTTGCAAGCACTTTTTTATCTTGTTGGGCAAATAATGAGGGGGACAGGGTGCAATGCGACAATCGTGACAGTTCACTCACCCGTAGTGTCGGGCAATCTCTGCGACGAATTGGTCTTCGTTAGGATGGCGGGAGAGGCGCTTTAAATATTCCTCTTCACCTATACCCTTGTCTCTACCCAGTCGATTGAGTAGCTCTGCGGTTTTGTCAGTCACGACGATGTGATGCCGCTCTGCAAAATACTGCCGTTGGCTTTGTACACACATGACAACACTCCTCTGTTGCCCTGTAATTATAGCATAGAGGCAATCAGTTATACGAAACTATCACGTACTCGGGGTTCTGCTCTTTCTTGCGCACTTCTTCGCGGTAGTGCTTGGCGATTTCGTTGCGCACAGTCTGAGTCATTTTGAGCTTGCCACGCATTTTTTCGGTCAACAATTCAAGATGCCCTGCGCCTAGCTCAGTTTCTAGCCAGCCTGAAAAAGCCAAGGGGTTTTCAGTAAAGTATCTATGATGGTGGTGACATAGGGTAACTGCATTATCCATAGAGCATCTGCCGATTTTGCTCCTACGCCCGTAGATGTGTGCGCATTCTAGCGACTGGTCAGTACCGCAGTAGAGGCAACAGCCATCGCGCAGTCGTACTGCCTTGCTAAATGCTATGTCTGCGTTTGTTCTTTTGACTGACATAATAGGTCTCTTTAGTAAATTGACGCTCGCGCAGTATGGCCTTTTCCCAGTTGCCACACTCGCAAAACCAGCCTCGTAGCTTGCCATTGTCGCCAGTAAATTGCGGCTGCATACCCTTACCGCAGTCAGTGCATTTCACGGTCGAGTCGCCAGTCGTCAACAGTTGTGAGAAGCGCCGTAAGCCATGACGTTGTAAAAGAGTCAATATCGACATCTATTGTAATTCCTTCGGGGCAAGCGACCTCAATATAAACGTCGGTCATGTCATTGTTACGCATGTTAGTCGTAGCCGCTGTTATCGCATCGACTCTGCAAACCACTTGCCCGCCGTCAGGTAGTGGCATTGAGAGGATAGGCATTTTTTCAATCACAGGCGCGGCCTTACGGTAGTGCGGTGTACTTCGCCCTCTAGCTTATCGTATGTAATCACCTTTGCGCCACGCTGTGACATCCAGCCGCCACGAGCCTCGTATGACGACCTGCCAGTGAGAGACGGGTGCATTTCGGCAATAGCGCCGCCGTCCTCTATCACTCGCTCGTGATGGTAATGACCCATGTGAATATAAACACCTGATGACGCCTTGCCCCACATTTCTCGGAATCGTGGCTCGCTTGCGAATAGCTTGTGTAGGTTGGCCAGCTTCATCTTGTGACCGTGATGGAAGCCCAGCATACAGTTGCCGTGCAGGTAGGCATAATACGGAAATGGGTTGTCGATGACCTCTACGCGGCTATTCTCAAACAAGTGCTTAATGTACTTGCGAAGCCAGACGCTAGAGCTAATGTCGTGATTACCCTCCGCAACCACCACTACAACGCGCTCAAATCGCTTTAGCATCATTTTGACAGCTTCCCTGACTATCGACATGGCTACGTCTACAATCTTCGTATATCGCGTGTCAGCGTCTAGTACATGAAAATTTCCACTCGTGACTGGTTGCAGGTTTATCCCGTCAAAATGAATGAAGTCCCCTAAGATGTTGAGCATCCCAGTTTTTGAGTTTGGACAAGCCGCCAGCATGTCGTGCATAGCGTTAAGGAAGATGTCTGCGGCTATCTTCGTGTCAAAGTTGTCGCCTGTCTCTGCTTCCCAACATGCCGAGCCAACGTGAAAGTCCGTAATGGTCAGAAGTGAAAGCAGGCTGTCGTCCGATTTCTTTGGCGGCTTGGTAGGCTTAAATGGCTTTACGAGTTCTAGGCTGTTTTCCATGCGCTCAACTAACAGCTCTAGTTGCCGCTCCTTATCGCTTTGGCTCTTCACCCACTGGCCTACAGGCTTGCCCTCGTCGTTGTAGTACGTCGAGACACCCCTGACTGTAAAGCCGTCAGGTACTGGATGCGTGTAGTCATGCTCGGGGCTATATCCTTGTTTTGCGGCTACTGCCCTAACCGCTTCAAGGTGCCCTCTTACAGTGCCACGACCTAAACCCAGCTCTTTAGCTATATCTCGCTGGCTCTTGCCTTCTTCTACTCGGCTAATGACTTCTCTTTGCCTTTCGGTCTTGCAAAACTGCACAAGGCTCATGCCTCATCCCCCCAGTTTGCGGTACTCCGAATTGGTAGGGTGTGTGAGTTTGACCCCCAGGTCGATACACCACGCCTCTACTTGTTGCATGAAGTATAACATTTCTCCCCTGTCTAGCGTCGAAGTGCCGCGTACCTGTGCGGGTATCGTCGTATTGCCCACTTCTACGTCTTCAGTTCCAAGGAACTTATACTTAAGCATCAGCTTCAATTCGTCCTCAGTACCCGTGAAGCCGCCCCGCTTTTTAAAGTGCCGTGTCATGTCTCTGACCCACACATGAAACAAGTCGTTTTGACTAAGCGAGCGACGTGGCTTGTACTCCTTCACCTGCCACGCTACAGGTTTTTCCCAGCACCATTCCGTTTCAAGAAATTTCTTGAAGGCTTCCATGCGGTCTTTAATTTCGATTGGGTCTTTTATCAGCCAGAACTCACCGAACATAGTCGTAATCCTGCGGCGTCAGCTCGGGCAATTTAGTCGCATCGGAGTCGTTAGAGACCTGCTCTCTCGTGCGGAAAAAACCCTCATACTCAGGATACATACGCATAAAGCGACGAGCATAAAACGCGCGATAATTATTGTTGAGCTTAAATTGAGTTTCTCCGTCACCGCCGATGTCCTTCTCCCATCGGATGCGCTCAAAAAGCCCGTTGATAGAGTAGTGCTTAAACCCTTTACCCTTCATCTCCGCACTGAAACGCTTTAGCATTTCCCACACTTCGGGGTGCTGCTGATGGAAAGCCTCGCACTGCGTGCGCATTTCTTCGTACCTTGTATCACTCATCTTGTTACCCTCTCCCCTTCAAACGTCACGTACTGCCCATATTTCTGAAGGCACAATTCGCGGAACTTTTCGCTCTGCATAAAGTCGTGTGTGCCTTCGTCAAGCTTGGTCCATCGTTTATAAGGCAACTGCCCGCTTTCCTCTTGTGCTTTTTGAGCAAACGGCGAAATACCTTTTTCCATTTGAGCGGCTTTTTTTAGCCAGTTGTTTACAAATGACTTGCAGTTTTTCTTACGTCTCGCAGGGTTGGCATCTACCCAACACTCAGCGGCGTCATACTCAGCATAAACATCGACGTTCGGATATGCGTGTTGCCACTTAATGAAATCCTCGTCTTCTGGAAACCAATCCTCGCCATAAAAGTCTTTCATACCCTTCTCCTTTTTTTAGACAATAGGGGTCATTAGAGGCGGTTGTTGCCCTATACAAGTATCTAGCTAGTCCATCATCCATACAGTATCAGTGCAGAAAATTAACGGCTCTGCCAGACCGCGCCCTTACTACTTGGCAACATAACCACTGTTCGTCCCCGCCTCTAAAGGTCGTAGGAATGAATCGGCTTTCTTGAGCGGCTGCACCTGAGACAGCACTATTTGACTAGGCTCGACTAGGCGTACTGAGGTGGGATGGGGAGTTATGAGTATACAGACAGCTAGATTGCTGTATAATTTTCCCTATCCTTTGCACGCAAACCAAGGATGCCACAAGCGTAAACCCTTCCGCAAGTGGTTGGCCCCGTTTCCTCGACGGGGCTTTTTTTTGCCTATGACTTGGGCTTGTAAACACGACCACACGCTTCGCACTTACGGATGTTGCCCGATGTTGTGGTTGAACCACCACAAGAACACTGCATAGCTACCTCCCTAATTGCTCAAACTCATCCAAGGACAAGTTGAGTCTGTTGGCTAACTGAACGACGAGCGAGAATTTCATGTCGTCTTTATGCCGCCATCTACAGACAGCGACATTCCCGACACCGAACTCCTTTGCCAGCTCCTCATTACTGACACCTGCCAGTGCTTGCGCCTTCTTGAGTGCGCGACCTGTACTAGAAAGGCAGGTCATCATCTAGCTCCTTAGTCTGTAGTGATTGACGCGCCTGTTGCATACCCTGACTATGAACTTGCTCCTTAGCCGTGGTGCTGAGGGACATAAAGGTATTACCGTTCTTGTCTTTCTTAAGCCACGCTGACAGCCAAAACTCAGTGCCATTGCCATCGGTATAGCTACCCTTGTAGTCAGGATGCGTGTCCTTTTCCTTGCGGTCGTTCTTAAACAGGACGCCTCGATTGCTGTTGTCATACTCCATTAGCTAACTCCTTCCTTGCTTGGTTAAATGCGTCATTGCCTTTGCACGCCGCACGTTCTTCGGTGGTAAAAATGCCACCCTTTGTCGGCGCTCTAAACAGAGTCGCCATAGTCTCGTGGTCGATGTCACCCCAGATAGCGGCCAGTGATTGCCAATCCTCGTTGGCGATTGCTTCCTTGGCATACATGACCCAATCAAAGTTGTCGCGTACTGTTGCCATGAACTCGAGAAACTCGCCGTCGTTCTGCTGGCTAATAGCGTTAGCCACCTCGTCAGCACTGGCTATCTCTGTGCCACCTAAACCGAAGAAAGCCAAGGCTCTGCCCACCGCTGAACTCTCCGCCACCTCCATCGCGGCCTGTGCGTTTATCTTGCTAGCGGCCCTGACTTCTTCAGCGTGACCTGTGGCAATGACCTGACCCGCCGCGGATATCGTGGCTTTCATAATTACCAAGACATCGTTTGCCTCTACCAGCTCAGTCAAGATGGTGAAGTCTGGATGCTTCGCCCTAAACTCGGCTACACGTAATGCAACCGTCTTGTATTCCTTGCCGTGGATTTTAACTACGCCATCAGTCATCAGATGCCTCCTTGGTTTTCGTAGTCGTAAGAATCGGCGTAGCCAGCGTTGTACGCTTCTGGCATACCGTCGCGGTGTCTGATGCCTTCCTCTTGGTCAGTCCACCCCTTTATGTAGTCTTGCTCTGCAAGCTCTAGGAAATCCGCTAGGCGGGCATCCATTGCCGCTTCGATAATCTGAAACGGCTTAGGCTTGTAGACAGACAAGTTTTTTAGCTGGCCTACCAGCGAATCAAGCTCCTCTATTAGCTCGCCCTTGATAAGCTGTGGCTCTATGAATTGCTTAGTCATGGTTACCCTCCTTAAAATGACTCGCGTTCGAGATTAAGCACGTCGCCAATCATGGCGTCGTAAATTTGCTTTAGCTGAATAACAGATTGACCTTGGATGTCGGTCAGGTCGTAGTCTCTATCAGCTCGGTTTAGCTCTGCTAGAGCCTCGTCGAGCTTGTCGAGAATCTCGCTGTACTGCGCGATTTGGTCGTCTAATTGCATGGTTTTCTCCCTTCAATGTTCTACATAGAACACTGTCAGAATACACCATTGGGGATAAATGTGTAGCTTTTTTTGTTATTTATTTATCTGTAGAGGTTTAGCCGTAAGTCCACATGACTGGGGTAGTGGTGCGCATGTCGACGTGTACGAAACCGCCACTATGCGACACCCCAATGCCACCAAAGCCCATAGCTAGTGCTTCCTTTACGAGCATCATGCGCTCAACGCCGTTAGACACTGCGATGTCTGCGGCGATTCCCTGCGTATGGGTGCCGCCTTTTTTCTTGCTACGCTCTGCTGAGTGATTGACTGACCTATATCCGCTCGTAATTACTAGGGGATGCCCTACGCGCTCACGCAATTCGTCGAGCATGTGAATAAACTCAGGCTTCATATCGTTCTCGCCAGTCTCCCGACAGCGAAACTCGGATGTAGAAAAGTGTCGATAGGTCATTTTTTCCTCAACTGCATTAGCTTGTCAGCACCACGTATTCCAAAGCTGGCAGATACTGCTAAAAATAAAAGGTATTGATACCACTCGGGCAAGGTATCGAGTGCGGCAAACGCCATATCGACTCGCTCAATGACAGCAACGTCGTCCATTGCTATCGCGTAGCCAATCATGAAGACAGGAGCCGCTAACACCAAAGTCCAAAATTCGTCTTTCCAGCTATTTGACGTGGCGTCTGCCATCTTGTTTTCCCAAGCCGCGTCGTTCTGGATAACTTGCAGCTTGCGCTCATGCGTTGCCTGCTTCTCTGCCGCTTTGCGTTTGAAGTGCCCGCCGACTAGCTCGGTCATCGGGCCGATTAGTGTCTGCCACATGACTAGTCCTTAAGTAAAACGATATCGAAGTTAGCCGTGACTCGTGCGTCGTTGCCGCTTACCTGGTCAACGCGAATGTCTACGTCTGTTTTCTCAGGTAACTTTAGCGGCGCATTGAAGTCATAGCGGTAATGACCATCCGACTCTGCGACGTGAGCAATGCGGAACGGCTTGCCAGTCAATCGGTGATACATAAGTACCTGACAAGTCTTTGTGCCGTCGATAGTGGCGTCGATATTTGTGAGATAGCCTGTGTATCCCGCTGGGACCGTGTAGACCGCCATGAGTGTCTGTGAATAACCTGCGTCTATCTGCGCCACAACGGCTCCTGTGCCGCTTGTAACGCGCGCTGTAATGTCACCTACGTTTGCGCCGTCTTCATACGTCATGCGGAAAACGCGGATATAGGTGTTAGCTGTAGCCACCGCTGTCGTGCCCGTCAGCGTGACCGTCTCGCTCTGCTCGTTATAGTCAGCATCTAAGCCTTCGACTGTTAATACAGCAGTATCGCTTGCGCTGGTCGATAGGCAGTAGATAGTTTGGGCGCTAGAAAGTGACGCCCAGGGATAAAGTCCGCCGCCTGTCCATACACTCTCAGGGTCGTCTGCTTGGTCGATGTCAAAGTTAGCGCCGAACTTATGAATAGCGAACGCGTTAGGGATTGCACCCCGTACAACGTCAAACAAAAAATTAGAGGTCGGGCGCTCGTTATGGAATTGATACATTAGCGTAGGTACTCTGCAAGGCCGAGAATGGCGGTCATTAGGAATGACAGGAAGCCAATACCGCGAATGATGTAGCTCTCTATCTTGTCGAATCCGTGCTGTGCTTTTTCTTCTAGCTTATCAAATCGGTCGTGATGCTTGTTCAGCGTATCTTGTATATTTTGATAGCGGACTGAACACTCTTTTTCGTGCGCCTCTAGTTTGATTAATGCTTCATTAATTTCCATGTCATCGCCCAAGCGGATTAGCTAGTTCATCCATTGCCGTCCACGCATCATTAATGTCTCGTTGCAGACGTGTCATGCGGTCGTCAATGTTGCCCAATGCCTCTATTTTAGCATTGACTGTGATGACAGTCTCGCTATTAGACTTTTCTACTGCCGCCACCCTATCCCGTAGTGGTAAAAGGTCGCGCTGTAGCTCCATAATTTGAGACAGGTTAGTCGATAACTCTGCTAGCTTGCCCTGCAATTCACCGACGTTGTTGTCGTCTAGTTGCTGTTGCATGTTGGCGATGGTGACTTGATACGCCTGTAAGGTCTCAGATTGCCCTGCACGCAAGTCGTCGAACCTACCCTGCACAACGGCAGTCTCTGCTGTAGCATCGCTCACAGCGCCTTCTAAGGCTTCTAGGCGACTAAAGAATTCCGAAGCTGTCCATATACCGCCGCCAATCGTTGACGCAAATGACAAGACAATAGCAATCCAAACGCCTTTAATCTGCGTCCCGCCGACATTTAACTCTAAGTCTTCAATCGCCATCAGCGTAACAAGCCTCGGGGTCTGCGGCGAACCAGCATCCGCCTTCGGGTGAAGTGTAGAAAAATGGTTGTTCAGCCGACTCAATAAGAACGTCCTCAACACTGACATAGTAGTTGCCGAGGTTAAGTCCCTGGATAGTTTGCCCACCATCAAACGATATCCATACCGACTGAGTTGCTTGGTCAAAGAAGACGCTCGCCGCTTCTTGATAGGTAACGCGCAGGTCATAGGCCATCTCGTCAGCCTGTTCTAGCAGCGTCTCATCATTGGCAACCGCCATGTATGCCGCCGCTACCGCTGTGGCCTCGTGTACGGCTGTGTAGGCATCGTTGTAAGCATCAACCTCAGCATCCTCAAGGGTCACGTCATTAGCGCCGATATACTCTTGCAAGGCCATTGCCTGCCGTTCGTCGTTTGCGTTGGCTGCGTCCTGCGCCATCTCATTAACAGTTGCAACCTCAATCAAAACCTGTGCGGCATCGACGTAGGTGTCAATTGCCTCGCTAACAACGTCCATAGCACTGCTAGCCTCGTCAGCAAAATACTGTGAGGCGTTTGGGTCGTATGTATAGGTCTGTTGTTCAACGGCTAAGACTGCGGCGTTGTAGGCGTCTTGCTTGGCTTTGTCGAGTAAGCCTTGGTCTATTATGCCTGAAGGCGCTATTTGCCCCTGAGTAGCGTAAGACTCCGCCCCTGCTATGGTTTGAATGCCGTATTTGAATACGTCGCGGATATTCTGTGAGGCGTTGATAAGGTTATCAATCTCGCTCGCTTGTGCGGTAACGCTTAGACAAGCTAGCACTAGGTACATCTGCCTCATCTATCTCCACCCCCATGCCCAAAATTGCGTCGTAAAAGTCTTTGCTGTCTTCGTAGTCAGGAATCAACAACTTGGGGCGCTGCTTGATTTCTAGCATTGCCCGCTTGCCAACAATTATCTTTCCGTATTTTACCACTGGACAGGGTGTCGCCGCGAGAAGCATGGCACGCCATACGTCGGCGTTTTGACACATTAGGGAGACCGCTGCAATTTTCATGCCCATATTTGACAAGGTAATAGCATTGCGCCTGCGATTGCATTCCTCATCCTGGATGTACTTACCTGATGACACGCCGATGCCAACAAGCTGTAAGCCGCCCGATATAGATTGCAGACACGACTCTGTACCGCTGGACATAAGCGACGGGCTGACCGCTGTATTAGCTGGAAGGCGTGAACCAGCATTCGGCCCTGTGTTGTTTGTCGTGCGGTTGTTGTTGTTCGACCCTATCTGATTGGTGTTCAAGTCGCCCTCGTTACGAATGTTGTCGGGTTCGTCACGAGTAGGTATTGGGTCGAGTTCAGGCTGTGGGGTGATATCCTGCCCGAAGGCAGGAATCGAGACACTAATCAGAAGGGTTAGCAGGCTCTTGGTAATCTTCATCGGTAACTTGCTCCACTTGCTCAAGTGATGCCGCTAGCATATTTACGAATGCGTCACGGCCTACTGATAACTGGTCCACATTAAACCGTGCGCTAGATAGCTTTCGGTCTAGGTCTTTGATGTGGTTGATGCAAGTGACCTGTTCGTCGGTCATGTCTTCGATGAAGTATTCTTTGTCGTTCACTGTGATGGGGGTTTTTTCGTCTTTACCCATGTCAGTCACTCCTTACTGTTTTGCTTTGCCGATGTTTACGGCTAACACCTCCAGCACTTTGTACAACTTAGCAATCCAAACGTCGTCTTTCGGCGTTGGGGTGAGGGCCGCGATTATTGAAGCAGTCGCAATGACTGCCGTGGCTATGTTCGCAATATCTGTGATGATAGACAAGTCCATTACCATGGCATCCCATCAGCAGACACAGGGTTCTTCTGTGCTTCGATGTTGGCTGTCAGTGCCGCCTCAGTCTCGTCTTGGTCTACTGACTCGTGTACCCATGCCAGTACAGCAGACTCAGTAAGGTCATCGTAAGCTACAAAGCCGTCAGCGTCAGCGTCAGGTGTAAAGCCTACAGTGCCGTATGAAGATGCAGAGTAAGTAACAGCGTCGTCGCCAGTACCTACGGTTTCAGATTCAGTAACACGCCAGTGTGCAACGGTTACACCGCCGTCTGCCACGTTACGCTCAAGGTTTGCGATAGTCCATGTAGCCATTGTTTAACTCCTTAGTTAGATTCAAGTGCGGCAATACGTGCCTCAAGTTCTTGGATTGTTGCCACAAGTAGCGGCACAAGTTTGCTTTGGTCAATGCCTTGGTACACTGCATTGCCGTCATCATCTACAGCATCCTTAGCGCCTGTAATTGCTTCAGGTACAACATCTGCAACTTCGTGTGCTAGGAAGCCATCAACCGTCGTGTCACTGTCAGCGATGAAGTTAAATCGCTTAGGTGCTAACTGCTTTAGCCTTTCCGTAGCGCCTGTCATGGCTACTACATTCTCTTTCAAGCGGTGATCACTAGATGTTTGATAAGCAGTTGAGGATCCACTTATAACTATTTGTCCAACCTTTCCATTTGGATTGTGAAAATCTGCTACGGCATCTGCTGACGTTAAGCTACTTCCTGCTCTTAATATCCCTCTTGTCGCATCCCTAAATAACAGAATGCCCCCTCCAGTAGGAGTGGTAGAAGTAGTACCAACCAGCAAGTTACCGCTAGCATCTATGCGGAGTCGTTCGGTGCCGCCTACGTCAAAGCGCGTGTACGCTTGAGAGGCAATTTTTATTGGGTCATTTGAGGTTTGTATTGTCCCAAAATCACTGTCATTGAACAGCTGAATGTTTCTGGCGTTGTCAGCTCTGTTTGCTTGTAACTTACCACCTGATTTTACTTCTACATCACCAGCGTTTGTGATGCGCATGGCTTCATCTTGGTTGCCTGTAGACATAGCAATGTAGTTAATATCTACACCACTTCGGTCTACTACCATCCAGTTGTTAGAGTCATTTCCTGCGTCATTAGTCGCTCTGAAGCGGAAAGTTCCGTCAGTGCCAGCGTTGTAGTCCCAAGTCTTTTCATCCGTTGGTGCAGATGTGTTCTTAGTTCTTAGGTATGGTGCCGAACCTTCAATATGCAAATCTGCGCTAGGCGAACTCGTACCGATACCTACGTTGCCGCTGGAGTCGATGCGCATGTACTCTGAAGTAGTGCTTGCGGTATATCCTTCAAATACAATTTGCCCGTTGCTTGCGTTGTTTCTTGAGCGAATCTTGGCAATACCAGCGGCTTGTGTAAGCTGAGTTTGGCGGCCTGTTTGACTGCTATCTTGAAGCAATAACTTTGGCGAAGCACTTTTGGCGTGTAAGATGGTAGACGGACTGTCCGTGCCGATACCAACATTGCCGCCATTGAAATAACTGTCAGCGTCACTATGTATTTCTACTTTTGCGGTATGCCCCGCGCCTTCATAAAGACGAAGGAGTCCATCGTTTGATCCACTGCCCCCAATAAAGCCTACGTTTCCTCCCTCAGCGTCAGCGATCCAGACGTACGCATTGTCTTTTTCAATTTTAATAGCACGGTCAGGATTCGTAGTACCAATACCGACATTGCCTGATGAGTCTATGCGTAGGCGTTCTGCATTGTTTGTGCCGAATATTATGGGGTTAGCGTCTGTAGTGTTAATAGCAAGACCGTTGCCATTGTGAAAACTATAAGACCTATTAGATATCCACGCTTTTGCGCTTGCAGATTTTTGGAAAGCTATAACCGACCCTGCACTGTCATTAAAGTTACTTTGTGCCGCATCTACAGTAAGCCCATCGGCTACAACTGTGCCAGTAACGTCGACGCCTGTGGAGGTTGTGGCTAGTTTGGCTGACCCATCATAGTAGACAGTAGATGCACCACCATTACTTCCTACAAAGTAATCTTTTGACCCAGTAAAGTTTTGCAGTTTTACATTGGTAGAGCCTTGAATTAATAAGTCGCCATCACCTCTGTCTACAATAGAAGAATCACTGCCGTCATGCTTAATTACTAGGTCGCCGTTCGTAGCACTACCAAATCGAAGAGCAATATTATCAGCAAAGGTCACGTCGCCAGTAAACGAGCCTGTGGTGAAGTTACCTGCCGCAGGCGTAGTGCCACCGATAGTCGTCCCGTCGATAGTTCCGCCGTCAATGTTGGCTGTTGTACTGCCGCCGTATGTTACTTTGACGTTGCCCCCAGAGCGTACAGCGATAAGCGTGTCGCCCCCTTGAATCACACCGCCGTCTGATAATTCGCTGATTTTTGACATCTTCGTAACCTTTTAAATGATGGGTTAATTTTACACCGAATGAGTGCTGTTGTGTTCGTTCAACGCTATGGCTCTACGTAAGCCAGAATCTCAGGCTCACCCGTGTCTGGATTTACAAAGGTCGCCAGCCAATACTGCGACACGTCACTTGCCTCATCTTCACTAATACCCGTCTCTGCTGATAACGGGTCGTCATAAGTTCCGATGACAACATCGACTCCTTCGCTGTTTGTGTAGCCTGCTACGATAGACATACTTTCCTCACGTCATCAAAAACACTTGAGTTTCAATACTTGAAAGACTCAAACTGCCAGAGCTTTTATTTAGTGTCTTGACTCGGATTCTGTAATCTTCTGCCGCGTTACTTTTTGCCAACGGTTGAGCCAAAGGCAGTGTTATCGTTGCCGAGAAAGCACCTAAATCTGGTATCGGGAAGCGTTGTGCGCCACCTGCATCGCTTAACCATAGGCTAGCAGAAGTCCACCTATCAGGGTTGTAGTACAAAGTGCCTGATGTAAATTGTGGCGTAGAAGAACTTGACGACGAGTAAACAATTCGGGTTCGATTTGTTGAGCCAATATACTCAACAGCCTTCGGCGTAACCTGACCAGCACCAGAACTTTGATTCGGACCGATACCGCCATAAACATCTATCTCTTTCGTATGGTTGCCGCTCACTTCGACGTAATGAGTAAACGGTAAGATGTTGCCTGACCCGACGACAGTGCCGATGCTCGTACCTGTTGTTGTTCCTTTGCTTTTCCTATCAAATTGCATCACCAGAAGGCAGTCATCTAGTGAGGTGGACGGTATATATTTTACTTTCCCAATCAGGCTCGCATATTTGTAAATCGAACTGTCAGGGGCTGGGATATTAAATTCCGTAAACGTGTCTGCGATAGTAGGCACTGTATGCGTCGGATACTTAAATACAGAAAGGTTAAACACTTCAGAGACATCGCCCGACAAGTTAGATACTTGCAGGTTTGTAATGCTGGTCTGACTGCCATCAAGTGACCCTACTTGATTATCGCTAATCTGACCGTTGCCAATGGCCCCGCCGACAATCGTACCCGTGGCAATCAGGTCGCCGTCAATCTCTACGTCCGCGTTGAACGTCACTGTGCCAGTGGTGTTATCGACGGCAAACGGGGTCTTAGTTTGTGTCTCGTCATCCGACACCAGGGAGAACTGGTCAGCTTGAATTGTAAAGGTAGAGCCGCTCGCATCTGCTGTAGCCTTAAAGCCTGAGATGTTGCCGCCAGCACTTACGGTTAAAAATGCCTCTGCCTCAAGGTCAGTAATCGCTGTTGCATTAGCTGCTGCTGTCGTCGATGCTCCAGACGCTACGGTTGCCGTTGCCGCTAAGCCAGTCGACGGGTCATTGATTGTCGATGTTAGCGTTGTGATATTCGACGCGTTGGTCGTGATGCTGCCCTCTGCCGAAGTGACCCGTGTATCTAAGCCAGATACTGCGGTGGCATTGGTTGAGATGTCACCTTCGGCTGTCGTTAGGTCAGACTGTAAAGTTGTTATGTCACTCGACTGACTTGTGATTGTGCCTTCGGCAGTTGTGACTCTTGTATCAAGCCCCGAAATGGCAGTCGCGTTTGTACTAATGTCGCCTTCAGAGGAGGTTAGGTCAGACTGTAGAGTTGTGACATCTGACGAAATAGATGTAATGGTGCCCTCGGCTGTCGTGACCCTTGTGGTCAGGCCGCTAATCGCCGTGGCATTGGTGCTAATGTTGCCTTCGGCTGTCGTGACATCTGATTGCAGTGCAGTGATGTCACTCGACTGTGACGTTATCGTACCCTCTGCCGTTGTGACCCTTGTATCGAGTCCAGTGATTGCTGTGGCGTTGGTTGTAATATCGCCTTCCGCACTGGTTAAATCAGATTGCAGAGTCGTAATGTCTGACGACTGCGAAGTTATAGTCCCTTCAGCAGTAGTGACCCGTGTAGTCAGCGCAGTAAGTGCTGATGCGTTACTTGATATGTCACCTTCTGCCGTTGTCAGGTCAGATTGCAATGTAGTGATGTCGCTCGACTGACTTGTAATCGTGCCTTCTGCTGATGTTACTCGCGTTGTCAGTCCGCTAATGGCAGTGCTGTTTGTGCTGATATCGCCTTCAGCAGTATCTAACTCAGATTGTAATGTCGTGATGTCTTGAGCCTGCGAGGTTATCGAACCCTCTGCTGTAGTCACCCGAGTCGTCAAGCTAGTGATTGCGCCTGCGTTAGTGGTCACGTCACCGTCGAGCGTAGTTAGCTCAGACTGCAAGGTTGTTATGTCTGACGCCTGTGATGTTATCGTGCCTTCTGCACTTGTTACGCGAGCATCTAAAGCATTAGTTGCTGTGCTAGTCGCAGTGGCTACGTCTGTCGGCAAGTTAAGCAAAAGCTCGTCGCCCGACTCTGTTTGAATAACATCGTCTGACTCGTCTTGAATTGTAGTCAGGTCATCAAGCGATGCTTCTAGCGTCGTGATGTCACTAGCACTCGATGTGATGTTTCCTTCGGCTGTCGTGACCCTAGTCGTTAAAGAAGACAAGCCTGACGCATTAGCGGCGACACCTGTCGTGCCATCGTTGACTGTAGTTTCTAGGGCAGTGATGTCCGAGGCTTGAGAGGTTATGCTTCCCTCTGCCGTCGTGACCCTTGTGTCTAATCCAGATATAGCCGTCGCGTTTGCGGCCACGCCTGTCGTGCCATCATTTACAGTCGTCTCTAGTGTTGTGATATCTGAGCTATTAGTCGTGATGCTACCTTCAGCAGTAGTGACTCTCGTGGTCAATGCTGTAAGAGCTGACGAATTAGCTGTAATGTCACCCTCTGCCGAGGTCATGTCCGATTGAAGCGTAGTAACATCGCTAGAAAGCGTAGTGATTGAACCTTCTGCGCTAGTGACCCGAGTGTCTAATGAGCTAACCGCATTAGCGTTTGCCGCCACGCCCGTGCTTGAATCGTTTACCGTGGTCTCAAGCGCCGTGATATCACTTGAGTTAGTTGTGATACTACCCTCGGCAGTAGTGACTCGCGTGGTTAGTGCAGACAGTGCCGTTGACGTTGCCGATACGCCCGTAGTCGCATCATTGACAGTAGACTCTAGTGCAGTGATGTCGGTTGAGTTCGTAGTGATATTGCCTTCGGCTGTGGTCACGCGTGTAGTGAGTCCACTTATCGCCGTGGCGTTGGTCGTTATATTGCCCTCTGCCGCTGTTACGTCAGTCTGTAGCGTTGTCACGTCACTGCTAATCGAGGTGATATCGCCTTCGTTATCCGTAACTCGTGTCGTCAGATTCGTGATGGCTGTAGCGTTTGTTGTGATATCTGATTCAGCGTTTGTCACGTCTGTTTGTAGCGTCGTAACGTCGCTGGTCAGCGAGGTAATTGAGTTACCCTGGCTAACGGTGGTTGTATCGAGCGCGGTGATGGCTGTCGAGTTGGCGCTGATATTTGAGTTTGCCGTATTTAGACCTGATTGCAGGGTCACAATGGACGCGGCATTGCTGGCAATCCGTGGGTCAGCCAAGCCTACCCATTGCGTGCCGTCCCAGTAGTAAGGCTCATTATTGTCGTCTGAGTCATACCAGCGTGAGAAGTCAGGGATAGGGTCGGGGATGCCGCCGACACCCGCGACAGGTGCTGATGCCTGTACAAAGATATCACTCGTGCCACTAGTCAAATCAACGATAGTGCTTTCAAGGTTTGACAGGCTAGTCTGTACAGTCGAGATGCTACTGTTTAGCGTGGTATTGCTTTCGTTAACAAAGATAGCAACGTCGCCAAGGTTTTGAATCAGGACATCTTGCCCTGTCTCTAAGTCTAAAACGTCGCCGCTCTCAACCTGCACGTTGAGTATTTCAGTGCGCGAAGCGGCATCATCAATGATGTCTGAGATTGTGTCGGTTAGCTGGTCTGAGCCTACAGCGTTGTCAGCGATATTGCTTGAGCCTACTGCGCCCGTGCCGATGTCGCTTGAGCTAGCCGTCAGTGAGCTAGCGTTAAAGCTTGCAGTTGCGGCTGACTTGTTGCCCGAGAAGTCTACAGCCTTGAGCCAGAAGTAGCGCGTCTCAACACCTGACAAGCCCGTGACAACGTACTCTTCTCCATCTACTAAAGAAGTAGGCGTTGCAGGTATCGAGTCAGTCGATGCGACGTATACCTCGACGTGCTTAAAGTCCAAGTCGTTAGGGTTCGACCACTCTGCGGTTATGGTCTGAATGCCGCCTGTTGCGCTTGCGCTAGTGGGTACGGCTGGCGCAGTGGTGTCACCATTTAGTGCTTGGTCGCTAAGGGTTGTGCCTGAGCTACTGACGCCAATGAGGTTCTCGGCTTTGACGCGGAAATCATAGTTAGAGGTGATGTCTAGCCCAGAAATGTAGACACGCGGCTCACGCGATGACGCATAGAAATAATCAGTGGTGCCAGTCTTGTTGTAGCGTATTTTGTAAAGCTCTACGAAGGCGTTTGGGTTTTCATCCCATGTCAGCTCTACCGCACTAATAACGCCGCCATCTGGCCCTCTGAAGCCTGTCTCTGTGAAAGCTAGGTTTGTTACGTTAGCGACTGTGCGGCCATCGTAAAGGTCTAGCTCTCCACCGCTTAAAAAGTCCTCTTCGTCGCTAGTGGTCCAGTCGTAGATAGCCGATGCCGTCTCGATACAGCTTAGGTTTACACCTAACGCGCCGTCAGTGATGGCAAGCGAGTAGTCGATAACCTCGAACACTTTAGAGCTGTAGCTAAGGCGGTCGTTCGTGACCTGTATGGTGTCGCCTACTTTGACGCGCAAGCCTTTCAGATTTGTCGTCATTGTCATCACGACTTGCTGGCGTGACTTGAGCAATGCAATTTTCGCGAGTCGCTGTGCCTGTGTGTTGTTGGTCACACAAGGCAACGGCATGTCTAAGTAGATGGGGTCGCCGTCTTCGGTCTCATACGTAGAGCTGATTTGTGCAGGGTAATCCAGAACCTTGAAGTTCTTTTCCTCTGATACGAAGATGCCCTTAACACCGTTGTAAATGCCTCGGCGCGACTGCTTAGTCTGTGTTTGTATGTCACTGACAATATCGCTTTCGCTAAACGTGAGCGTTGGCGCCTTGTACTCTGCGCCATCGACAAAATACTCACCACCTGAGTAGGTTAGTCGACCGCCCATAGACGCCAGCAGTTGCTCAATATTGGCCTTAATTTGGTTAGCGGTATCAATCACGCCGTTACACTGATATCGGTCTTGTGCGCCGCCAGCGTCTAGGGTGACTTGCTCATCGCATAGGTCAGCAGCGTCACTAATTGACGTGTCGTTTATGTTTGCCGCCACTTCGCCAAGGCCATAGCTTTGGTCGAGCATGTAGTCACGTAAGCACAGTGCAGGGTTTTGGCTATAGCCAATAGACTGGTCACGAGGGTCATATACCTTTTTGCCGCGTATCACTGCGGTGATGTTTGGCACGCCCTGCGGGAACTTGTCTGCGTCCCACTTAAGGCTAAAGGCTATGTAGGCAATGCCCGATAGCTTGTGGTCAGAAGTCCATAAGACATTAGCGTTTTTTAGCTGTGTTGAGGCTGCTTGCCCTGCTGTACCAAACTTGCGGTCGATAGTGACATACGTACCCCAATCACCTTCAAAGCCACCGCTAGCAGTCCATACCTTGTTATCGTTAAACCATATCTCATCGTAAGCTTGTATCTCGTGGCTTGCGAATGCAATCGCCATGTGGAGATAGAGATTGTCGTCGCCAGTGTTGGAGATGAAAACAACCTGACCACCG